GATTTTCTTAGCGTATCTAGTCATAACACCTCTTCTTGGAGTGAAGTTAGTTGGGTCATAAACTAATGGAGTCATAATCAACGGAACATATGGAGCGTAAACAGCACCTGTTTCGAAGAAGTTAGAACCTTTGAAACCTAACAAGATTACATTCTCAGTCATGTATGGGTTTTTGTAAACATCATATCTGTTAGAGATTGAACCGATGTTAGTTACACCTGCTGCAAATTGTAAAGCGTCTTTACCTGGGTTTGCAGAGAATCCGTTCATTGATTCTAAAATAGTAGCTACATTTGGAGATACAACGATAAAGTTAGCACCACCTCTCATAGTTAATTGATGAATCTTGTTAGAAACTTTTTGTAATTTAATACCTAAAGTTTGGTACCAAGTTGATTTTGTGTAAGCAGAAGCTGCAGCTGCGTTAGCGTCAACTTCGAATGCACCTGCTGCACTATTGTAGTCATATCCTACTCTTGCAGACCAGTAATCAGTTGTGAAAGCGTTTTGTTGTAACATTTCTAAGATTTCTAAGTCGATTTCTAAAGAGATGTACTCACTTAACATTTGAGTTAACTCAGCTTCAGCGTCTACACTATGGTAAGCGTTTAAGTCTTGAGCTAATTCTGGAGTCCAAATAGCTTTTAATTTTCTTGTCTTAGCAACGATTGGTTCAGATTTCAATTCTAATTCGATTTCTGGAATTGCTAAATCAGCACCTCTATCTTCGAAGTCACCTCTGTTGTAATCAGTTGGTTGAACATGGTAAGTCAAAGTTTGAGTTGTTAATGAAGATGCAACTAATACAGCTGAAGAAGATACATAGAAAGATGCAGAACCTGCAGTATCTATTGTAGTTAATTCAGGGAATGCAGTTACAGCAGCAGAACCGGAGATTTTGAAAGCTCTTACACCTTGCCAATCAGCATCAGCAGGTAAACCTACTTTTACTTTTCTCCAAGCGTCTGGAGTTGCAGCGAAAGATGCAGATAATGTTTCGTTACCTAAGAAATCAGATGCAGAACCAGAAGTTACAGTTGCAGTTACTGCAGCAGTTGTATCGTTGATTGTATATCCGAATCTACCAGCACCATAAAGACCACCTTCAGCAGCTTGAGTAGAACCCAATTTGTTACCTGCAGGAGATAAGTTGTCTTTACCGAAAGTACCACCATTACCGAACATAGAAGAACCAGAAGCTGGTCTACCTAAAGTTGTGTTAGTACCATATTTGAAATCCATGTAGAAGATAAGACCTGAAGGTAAGTTCATTGGTTGAACTGAAACGAATTCTTTCGCTGCAATTGAACCGAAGATTCTTCTTACCAATGGTAAAGCTACACCAGCCCACTCTTCTGAACCAGAAGATGTACCTGTTCTTGTAGCCTCATCTAATAATTGTTTAGCTTGGTTTTCTAACATTACTGCCATACCATGCTTTGAAGTTTCAGAACCTACTCCTTCAAGTAATCCTGTTTTTTCCCACTTAGCTTTCAAACCTCTTGTTTGCTCAAGCATGATGCTTTGAGGGTTTGCGCCAGTCATAATTTTTTTTAAGTCCATTTTAATTAATTTATTTGTTTTTATTATTTTATGATACCTGCTAATTTCTTAAATCTGTCAGCGAAGTCGTTTGATTCAGCAATTACTTGCTTAACTTGTGCAGGCTTAGTAGATTTTGTTACTTTACTTGCAATACCTTCAGAAATAGATTTTTTAGTAGATTTGTTAGAAGATGTTGTATATTTGAAATTCTCTGCTAATGTAGAGTATACCAATTTAACTTCTCTAACTGATTTTGTTCTATCCAAAGTTTCAATCACTTTCACTTTTTGTTCGTTAGTCATGTTGTGTGCTCTGAATAATTTATTAGCGAATAATAACTTAGCGTTTAATAAGTTTACTTCGTTAATAGTTTTTTGTAAAGATTTGATAGTCTTGTAAGCTTCGTTTAATTCAGCATCTTTTTCGTCAGCTTTTTTATCTTCTGCATCACCTTTCATATCATCTTCCATTTCTCTTAAGATTTCTTCTAAATCAACAACATCTTTGTCGTCTTTTTTAGTTTCTTCTTCTTCGTTAGTTACAACCACTTTAGGGTCTTCACCTTTGTCTGTACCAGCTTCAGAACCATCTGCTAAATTTTCATTTTTTACTTCTTCAGCATCTTCTTCTTCACCTTCGTACATACTTTCTTCTTTTTCAGAATCATCGTCACCTAATTGTGCTTCTAATTCTCTGATGATAGCTTCTAAGTCCATGTCATCTTCTGATTCTTCATCGTCAGAACCCATGTCCATTGAATCGTCACCCATTTCAGAATCCATGCCCATGTCATCCATGCCCATTTCATCATCACCTTCTGTTTTTGCAAAAGGATTTTCTTCTTCAGAATCATTTCCTTCTAATTCTGCTAATCTAGCTTTCAATTCTGCAATTTCTGCATCTTTGTCACCTTCTTGGTCAGCGAAAGGATTTTCTTCTTCTTCGTTGATATCAGCTACTTTTTTGTAGTCTGTACCAGCTTGTTCAGGTTTACCTGAGTCTTTTTTAACACCTACTGATAAGTCTGTGTCAGCATCTAATGTAGGTTGAGCTCCTGGAGTTTCTGCATATCCTGCATCAACTTTAGAACCAATACCATCAGATGATAATTCTTCATCCACTTTTTCCATTTCATCATCTTGAGCTTCAGCTTCTGCTTTCATCTTTGCAGATAAAATAGATTGAAGTCTAGGAGTGAAAGCTTCTTCAAGTGCGATTTTAGCGTTTGCTAAAGCGGTTTCTTTAACGGCTTTGGCATCAGCGATTGCTTCTTTCAATAATTTTGAATTTGCCATCTTTTTTCCTTAAATTTTGTTGTGAAGTTATTATTGTAGGGAACTCCAATGTAATTATGTTGATTGTTCGGTCACACCTTATAGAGAAGGGTATTCATTAATCAACGATGTCTTGTAATCTTATAATAAAAAATAAGATATTTGAGAATAAATATATAAATTTTTTAGAAAACTAAAGAAAACTACTAAAATAGTTTGTTTTTTCTTATAGTTTCTTCTCTTTGTAACCTCTTTCTTTTTGAAGGCTTAGTGAAATTTTTTCTATCTCTAAGTTCTTCTATTTGTTTTGTGGATTGAACTTTCTTTTTGTATTCCTTCAATGCCCACTCTATGTTTCCACCTTTAACACTAACTATTAACATCCTATTATTGTAAATTAACTAATTTATATTTTGTAGAGTATAATAAAGTTACAACCGTATCTATGTCATTTTGTAACCAACTCATTTGTAATTTTTCTTCTTTTCTTAACTTTGCAACTGCTGCAATCAATTTATCAAAATATGCAATTACATTTTTGATATCATTATTTGTATCTAAACCACTAACAGGTTGTAATTTAATTAAACCATATTGACCCTGATAAGCTTCAACTAAACCATCTACTAAACCACCAATTGATTCATAATAGTTTCCTAATGCTAGATGTGCAGATAAAGAACCTACACCTCTTTGTCCTAAATGGAATGAATGTGCCTGTGTTCTACTATGTAATAATAATGATGTTAATTGTTCCATTTTGTATTCTTTATTTGTTTTTCTATTTTACTCACCAATCCTCTTTCTTGTGCCTCTTCGTACATTGCCTTTGTAAGAACTGCGGTTAATTCTTTTTTAAGTTCTTCAAAATTAATATCTTTATCATTTTTGTACGAATTTAATTCCGATTTTAATTCTGGGTATGACATTATTGCAGATACCAATCCACCACCGATACCCATTTTATCAACATCATTATCTATTCTGCTTAAAAATGTTGGATTTTTGTATACCGATTTTAATATCTTCTTTAATGCTCTTTGTATTTCAACACTTCTACCATGATAATATGCATCAACATTATCTGCAAGTTTATTAAATAACATACTGAACCATGCAAATAAAGCAATACCACCAAGTATGGTTATTAAAGAAAATTCATTTAATTGTTGTTTATTTTCCATTGCAAGTTTTACATTCTTGTAATCCAAGTCTTTGTTTCATCACATCTTCAGAAATATCTGCAATTTCGAAGTATCTTCCTAATACATGACCCATATCTTCATATAGAGCTTCTAATCTTTGTTGTTGTGCTTTTGCTTCAACAGCTTCTTTTTCAAATGAAGTTTGTAACTTTTTAAGTTCGTTCATGTTTCTTTTAATAGTCACTCTATCAAACCAATCACCACCTTCTCTTAAAGTATATTCTTGTGCTGCATCGGCAATACCACCTAATGTTTCTGCAATTTGCATAATATCGGATTTTCTACTCATACCTTCTCTATGTTGGTTATAAGTTGAAATTATTTCTAAAAAATGTCTTTTTAATTCCGATGGCAATTGTTGAAACTCTTCCGTTTCTCTCAATATATTTTTTAACTTTATCATTTATGTACGATTTTATACTTTTTTAATCTTTGAACCGCTTGAGATAATTCTTGTGGTGTCATACCTAATGCATCTACCAATTTTGCAATCACTAATTGTTCTTTTCTTTTTGGTAAGTTATATGATTTAATAACAGATAATGCTCTATCTAAAAATCTTTCAACTTTAGATGGAATAGAAATATCCATATCTTCTAAATCCTCTTTTACTACTTTATTTGTAGGTATTAAATTTACTAACTTTGCCATATTAATTTAATTCTATTATAATTTCTCTCATTAAATCTTGTGACTTACACCATTTACCACACTCTTCAGCTACTTTTGCCCATTGTTTACTTTCGTTCATAGGAGCCATAAATGCACCATGTGTAGATGGGTTTGATACAAAGTCCCAACCAACCAATTCAAAGTCTTCCTGAACCATTACAGTACCATCGTTAAGTTCTTTTACCGAACCTAAACCTCTTGATGAGATACCTAAACGAATATTGTTCTTTAATAATTCTTTTAAGATATTACCAGATGGAGTTGAAAGTATTTCTACTACACCCACCACATCATCACCATCCCAACCAATTTCTCTAATATTATGTGAAACATTTTTAAGATTTATAACAGGTGACTCTGGATGGTCTAATTCACCTAAAGCTCTTCTTTCCTTAATAAGTTGTTCGTATTTTTTACACTCTCTTTCTAAGATTTCTCTAGGATATCTTCGGCCATTTTGGTTTGCAGCTCCTGCTCTTTGAAGAATTCCTTTAACTAAATAAGTTCCGTTTTCTTCTTTTTGAAGTTTTGCTTCAAACAAATGAGTTTCTATTAATAATCCTTTATTCATTTTATTTCAAATCTTTTTTTACTTTTTCAACAGCCTTATCCGTTATTGAACTATCATTCCAAGACTTAACCAATATAGTCTTTAATTCATTTTCAATTTCAGTTTCACTTAATTCACCATTTGTCGAATCACTCATTTTTATAATTTGAGTTTTTACATATGGTAAATTTATAATCTTATCAGCCGTTCCGTTATCAATTCCTCTTTTTGGGTCAATCAAATCGGAAATATCAGATACTACTTTTTTATTATTTGATATAGAATCTAATATTTGTTTAATTTCTTTTTTATGATTTGGTTTTCCTTGAAAGTATTTAATTCCTTTCTCAGCTAAATCCATCATATAATAAAATAAAATCTTACCAATTATAATACTACCCATTGCGGATAATATTCCAATTGCAAGATTTTCATTTACTTTTTTTTTTGAACAGCTTCGTTTTTATTTCTCAACTTAGCTAAATCACTTCCTTCAATCTCACCATCCTTATCAACATCTAATTTCTTTTGACCTGGAGTCAATTCAGCTTCATTATATCCTCTCAATCTACCTTCGGTTTTTGCTTTCGCTGCTTTATCTACTGCATTAAAAAATGCCTTCTTTTCGTCATCAGACATATCAGAAATAGACTTACCTGTTTTGTCTAACATATGTTTAAACAATTGTTGATAATCACTTTCTTCTTTAACTACCTGACGGATAAGTTCTTTTAATTCTGCTGTTTTCATTATTCTGAAATTTGTCTGATTTTTTGGTCTAATTTTAATAGTCTTTCTTTTATACTATAAATATGACTATTTGTTCTTTTCCAATAACTTTTATTATTCACACCACTTTCGTTCTTAATCTTACCATACCAATTAAGAAATCTTTCCATTTCTGCCAATTGTTTATTAATGTTGGAAATGCCTCTACCAATTTTAGCTTGTGCGGTTGATTCATCTTTTTTTAATTCCAACCATCTATTTTCATTAACTGGAGTATATCCTGTTAAATCCGCTTGTCTTTTTGCTTTTTTCTTTTCACTATCTTTACCACTAAATGCAAATGGAGTATTATATCCAGCAACATTTCCAGTTGTATTCATTTCGTCAATCATTCTTTCTCTAACTATTTGACGAATTTTTTCTTTAAGTTGTTGGATTTGTTCTTCTTTTTTATCAGGTAAACCTTTGTGTTTAGTTGATGCAAAATCTTTAGCATCTTTGTCACTCATACTATCCGCTGCTTTTGTAACTTCTGGAGATGGATTTTCCATATCACCCTTTTGAGCGGCATGAACCATACCCATAAATCTTTGTTGTGCTTTACTTACTGCTGGCATTTTTTAATTCTTTTAAAAGTTCGTAAGACATCATTATTGCAGACAAATGTTGTTCTTTTATTTTTTTAACAGATTTTATTTTTCTGATATTTGATATAGTTTCCGTTAATTTGATTTTTGTAACTTTATCATTGATTTTAGAACCAACTTCTTTCAAATTATTAACCAAATTAGTTACTTCAGTTGAAACATATTCGTATAATTTGCCAGTATTATTAATGTTGTTAATATACTCTCTTAATAATCCTTTTTGTTCAGTTGTAAGATTACTATATTTTTTATTAAAAGATTCAACCAATAATTTATAAGATACTGCTCTTAAATCTTCATCTTGTTTTCTATATTCTTCCAAAACAGCATCTTTAATTTTAGAATCTTTATTTTGAATAGAAGTATTGATGATATTTTCTGCAATTGTAAATCTAGAAGATACGATATCCGTTGGGTCGTATTGTTCTTCCGTAGTTGCAACTTCAAATATTTTATAAATTGAAGCTAATGTTTTATAATTTGAAATTGGTGATTTGATAAACTCATCCAATTCATAAGTTTCTTTAATTTCTTTAATAAGATTATATTTCTCTTTTGTAAGTTTTTTCTCGTCTAATCTTTTACGAGCTTCCAATATTGTATTAATAAATTGTTCAGCCTTTGCTTCTGAATTATATTTTTCGTTTATTAAATATTGATATAATTTTAATTCTTTTGAAAGTTCTTTTTTAGAATTAAAATGTTCTTTTAAAATTTTCTCTGCTACTGATTTGTTTGCAGACATAATTTCTGCAGTAATTTGTCTTACTAATAATTCAAATATAAATCCTGTATTTTTAAACTTCGAATGTTTTATTTTTTTCATCAATTGATACTATTTTTCAGATATAAATATATTTTTCTATTAGTTTATTACTCTTTTGTTAAATCTTCTGTTAAAATCTTCTTTTTATTTCCATTCATATCTTTAAATATCTCTAAATATGAATTCTTTGGAACATATTTTTTAACTGAACCTTCTTTTGATTTAAGAGTTTTAATTCCTAATGGGTCTCTCCCGTCTGGATGGTCATCTTTGCCATATCTAACTGGGTCTTTTGGTCTACCAATTTCTCCTTCAGTTTCTAACTCGGATTTAAGTTTATTTAATTCTTCTTCCACATTAGTTGTGCCTTCCGTACCAGTTTCTTTTGCCGGGTCAACACCTTGTGTTTCAATTGATGTTAATCGGAATGTTTGTTTTGTATCTTCTAATACTTGTAATGTTTGTTCATCTTGTTCATCTTTTGCCATACCCATAATTGCCTGATACATCCATTCTTTAGAGAACATCTTTGTTTGTTGCATTGATGTAATTAATTGTACTTTAGATGTATACAGTTCAACCTTTTCTTGTTCGTATATTTTTGATGGAATAGTAAGTTCTAATGAAAAATTAGTCAATCTATCATCATCTATACCCTGTGCATATAAGTGAACAATTGCAATTTTAGTTAATTCGGAAATGATTACTCTTTGAATTCTTTCAATTGTTTTTGCAAATCTAACATCCATTGCAGCTAGTGTTGCTTTACCATTTGTATCTTCTTCGTATCCTAAATAAGCTTTTGGAATTTGTAATGCTGCCATCAATTTACCTTTTAAGTAGTTGATATCATCAATCATATTATATTCCAATCCTTTCAATGTATCAATTGAAGTTCCATTATCACTACCACGAACTGGCATATAATAATCTTCAATAAGATTTTGGATATTATATTTTAAATTATATTCTCCTGTTTTTTCATCAACAAAAGGAACTTTTTTAGATGCATTTATAATCTTTTGCATGTAGTTATCCACTTCATTTGGCGGAATATTACCAACATCCACTTTAAATATTCTTTTTTCAGGCGCTCTCATCACTCTATGAATTAACATAGCATCTTCCATCAACATTAATTGTTTCCAAACTCTTCTTGCGCCTTCTAACATAGATTTACCATATGGTAAGAAGTTAGAATCGTTATTTAAACGGAAGTGAGCAATTTCATAGTTTTCATATTCTTTCTTTGCAGTTTGTCCTACTGCATTATATGGGTTTTGATAAGGAGCGTATACGAATTTAACTCTTTGTGGATTTTCCATATCAAATCCTTCAACTCTGGTCATTTCGTAGGTAGACATTGGCATTGTATTTACAATACCCAATCCTTCTGCCATTTCTAATTGTAAATAGAAATCACCATATTTAACCAAGTTTCTTGTCCATGGCCATAAGTTGAATTCTACATTAAGAATATCGTAAAATAAATTTTCTAATATTTGTTTAATATTATCGTCTTCGTGATGTATTTTTAATACATTACCCATTTCATTTCTGGCAGTACATTCATCTGCATATGTATTTAATGCGGATGATAGTATTGGGTCTGTGTCCATTGAATCATAATCTCTGAATAAATCAATTCTAACTTGTTGATATGCCATTGATGATTCTGTGAAACCAGTTCCATAATTGGTAACTTTTAATTTCATAAATCTATCAACAAGGTTAGTTGTCATACTTTGATACTCATCGGTATCTACGACCTTTACACCTTTTTCCGTTTTACGAACAATGGTATTTGTTGAAAATAATTTTTGTAACCTACTAAATATTGATTTATCTGCCATTTTAATATAATTCTATTTTTTTAAATATATGGAAAATTTTTGGTTTTACCAAATATTACCACTTTCTACAACTCCAGTATCTTGCCTTATGTCTTGGTCCTGGGTTTTCACAATTATGTCTTGCTCTAAAAGATTTTCTTCTTTCTGGGTTGTTCTTTTTAATTTTAACTCCCTTTTGTCCAAAGTTTACTTTTACAACATTTCCCGATGGATTTTTAACATAAACTTTAAATTTCTTAACATCACCGGCCATCGGTTTACCTAATGGAACACTTCTACCTTGATATTCTGCTTCCAACATACATGGACAAGTTGCTTCTGAAAGTTCTTGTCTATATGTTCTCATATATTTAATAAAATCTTCGTAATCATCATAATTGTCTACATCATATTCTTCTGGTTCAACTTGACCATAATTAACATCATCATCACTATTGATATCTTCTTTCACAGGAACACAATTCGGCACCATTTTACCATTCTTCATTTTACCACCTATCTCTTTATAACCATCCCAACATTCATGTAATGCATTTAATTCTCCTAAACTTTCATTACAAGTTTTCCAACCACCACCTTTTGATTTGTAGTTTTTTGCAGCCCATCCGTTTGCATATGCCGATGGATATACATCAAATTTAGATTTTGCTGCGGCTTTAGACGCTGACCATTTACCTGGGTCAGTTGGACAATTCTTTTCTAAAAATAAATTTAGTTTTTCTTCTATGGTCATAGTTTCATTTTTTTTCTTTCCTTGACAATGTGCTTTTTGAGAGAAACCTTTTGGATTATTACAATCTATACTATTTTTATATTTTTGACTCCAATCTTCGTTTTTAGGTTTAGTAGAAACATATATTGGTGTTTTACCTTGCCCTTTACTATCTTTACCACCTCTCCCTGCATCATTTTGTGCAGCTCTTTTTCTACGAGTTGCACTTTCTTTTTCTTTTTTAGTCATTCCTGCTGCTTTTGCTGCAGGAACACATTTAGCATATCCACTTTTATCTCCTGAAGTTCCACATGGTGGGTGTTTTCCATCGACTTTTTTGCCGATGTTCACCCATTTTTCTTTAAACCACTTATTTAAGTCCTCATTCATCTATAAAAGTTTCAATATATAAATATATAAAAATTACTTTAGCAACCAAGTTAAGTTTTCAACTTCACCTTTACCCACTTGCATTTCATATGGATTTTGTTTTTGCCAATTAGATGTATAAACACCCGTATTAGTGTTTATTGTTGTTGCATTTAACATATTCTTTGTTAAATCAATTCCTTCTTGTTTCAATCTTAGTGCAGTATTACGAACCCACAATCCAATACCCAATGCCATAATAAGGTCATCATTATAACCTTTCATAGCTTCGGCTCTTCCTGCACTCCAAATAAATGTAAACATTTCATCTATCAATCTATTAGAACGAATTAGAATATCTTTATCATTCATATATGTGTCCAATGCAGATATGATTAGAGGTCTTGTTTTGGTTGTGGTTGAAAATCCCGCAACCATCTGTCTTTCATCTCTATAATATTTGTTAGACATTTGTCTTTCGGTATCAATATATTTTAAATCGTTTGACATATAAAATAAATTTGGATATCCTCTATCAATTACTTGTTGAATACATGCCCAACCTACATTTGAGTTTTCAATCACTAAAAGTGCATTATTATATTCAGTTGCAAGTGCTGTTAAAAAATTACCGAAATCTTTTGTATCAATTTTACCTCTATATTCCGCAACCTGTGAACTATCTTCAATGTCTATAACTTGTGCAGTAGAATAGTCACTTCCATCACCTCTCGCCACGTCGGCAGATATCATATATGCTCTGTTATAGTTTGGATGTTCCCATACCCACAAATTACTATCAAATCCTCTTTTTTCAACAGGTTCCATTACATATGTGTCTTTATACCAAGTCAATAATGCAGGTTCAAAAACAGTATCACCGGAACCAACGAAGTCACAATCACATTCTTGTGCTGCACCTTTAACTCCTAAGATACGAGTTTGTTCATCTCTCCATGCTTGATTTCTTTCTGGGTGAACCGTCCAATGTAGATTAATACAATTGAAACCATTTGTTCCACTCTCACCATCTACCCACATTTTATGAAACCAGTTACCGATACCATTTGGAGTAGATAATACGATTGCAGAACCACCCGTTGATAAGGTTGATTGTGCTGATAACCAAATCTCATCAATATCTCTAATGAATGCTGCCTCATCCACAACTAACAATGATAAGGCTTCCGAACGACCCGCATCTGGAGAACTTGCGATTGCTTTTACTTGTGAACCATTTTTTAATTTAAGGGAAAGTTTGTTATCTTCAGCTGCTGCAGTTCCACCATCTCTCAACCAAATAGGA